TTTCTTTTCCGGAATATATCTTATGACAATAATTGTCAGCATCCCAGCCATAATCTTTGAAATCACTTACCATTTGTTCTACTAAACTTGTTGTTGGAACAACAATTAATACTTTTTTACCATAAGAACAAAAGTATCTGACAATAGAATATATCATTAGAGATTTTCCAGATGCAGTTGGACTAATCAATAACTTTCTATTGTATCTTAATGCGTCATAAACACACTCAATCTGATAAGATCTTGGAGTATGTTTACAAATAGATGACATATAATCTTTAACACCTTCTAAAGATATGCTCTCATTTACTTCAAAAGGAAGACCGTAATATTTGTTATCCTTAAATTCGTAAGTATATTTGTGTAGTTTTATTTTTTCTATTACCTTATCTAATAATCCTACATATATTTCTCCAGTGTGTACCGAGAGAAGTCTTATCGTCCCATCCCAATTTTTATTTCTTCTTTGAGGCATGAATTTTGCATTTGGAACCTCAAATGTAAAGTATTGCTGAAGTTCATACAAAATATGAGGCTCACATTCTAACTTGATGTAAACCTCATTTTTCTTAGAAATTGTTATATCTGCCACATTGTATAATATCGCTACAAATATTTATCAACTGATTCCAGAATGAAATTTCATATATTCTATAGAATTTTTAATTTGATAGCTTCTATTATTCAACATTTTAATAATATCAGTTAAATAATCTAATACCGTATTATAATATTCTATTTTCATATTCAATTTTAAAATATGTTCATCTCCATCCAAATATTTCTGTAAAGCATCCTTATCCCTAATTTTATATGGAAAGGGTTCTTCCACATATACCTCAGCTGGAGATTTTCCAGTATAGTATTTGTACCTATCTAAAAGTTTTATTTTCTTATCTTGATCTGCCTTTTTCTTTAATAATATAAAATTATTATAAATTTCATAATATTTTGAATGTAAGGAAGGGATTTTTAAAGATTCTAAATGTAAATTATCAATATCTATATTTGAGTCCTTTTCCCACATAGATTGAATTTTTTCAAGATCAATATTCATAATTTATTTCCATACTTATCAGTAATGTAATATCTAGTATACTTGAACCTTACCTCTGATGTAAAGTATTCAGTGTCATTCTCTGTAGATGTAAATTCAAGTGGTCCAATAAAATATGGATACATATCTTCAAATACTACATTAAAATTGGCGTTGAATGAACTATTTAAAACCTGAAGAGTTCCATCAGAATAAATGTTCATCATTGGAGAATTTTTATTGTCAATTGTTGGCGGTTCATTTTGAAGATCAAAAATTTCCTTTAATGAATCTGGAAATCCCAATCCTCTAATCCATTTTTGTATTTGAAGATAATTTTCAATATTTTCATCCACTAAAAATTTTAATACAAAATCTTCAAATTCTATTTTATCTCCAGGAATACTTAAATCTTTTAAATATGACGATTGATTTGCGTTTCCCAAAGTCATTCCTGGAACATTGGCATTAGTTCCAAAAAAAGCTACTTTTGGTGCCCTATTTAAAATGAATTTGAAGCCACCAGAAGAAAGAAAATTTCTGTTTGTAATCTGGTTGGTAAATATACTCTTTGTGTTGTTCATTTTTATTATTATTTATTTTTTTCAATAAAAAAGGGGGGAATTTCTTCCCCCCATTAGAATCTCTATGTGAAAATCACATTAGGTTCTTAACTTGTACTCTTCTGTAGTATACGTTAGAGTTTCTCTTGAGGCGACCGCCCTGACCTTCGGCAGGAATGTTAGCGCCTTCAGCGAATGGGTTAGCAACCATGCCATAACGAGTCTTAAAGCCGATCTTAGGCTGGAAGGTGTTCTCGCCAACGGCACGAACCATTTGGAGAGGAACATATGGGCAATAGAATAGTCCAGCGTCATAAGGATTGGAACCCTTATAACCAACTACGTAATACTGATTAGCAGCTACGTTAGCAGCATAAGGATCAATATATACGCGATATTTGCCCATGAGAACGCCAGCAAAAGTATTGCCAGTGTCATCTACGCTAAGATTTGCATTTAGAGCAGGGGTGTAATCGAGAACACCAGCCATGCTGAGAGCAGAAGCAACGTCAGCTGAGCAAAGGATGGTGTTGCCCTTTCCTCTACGAGTTCTTTGTGCGATTGCGTTAGCATCACGCTCGATTTGGAAAAGAAGACCCTTGAACTTCTCAACACTCCAACGACCATTTGAGTCGATGTCAAGGTCAAAATAACCTTGAGTAGCAACGTTTGCTTGGGCACCAGGCTCAGCAACGTTATAGATGGTACGAATTACTTCGCGGTTGATTTCGGCAAGAATCTCAGTGCTGAGAATATTAGCAAGCTCAGCCTCAGCATTTAGACCATGAATAGCCTTCAGGTCTTGTGCGAGTTCTAAGCTGTATTCAGCCTTGAGAGCGCGTGACTTAGCAACAACGGATACTTTCTCGATTGAGAAAGCCATTTCGTTGAACTGAGCACCGCCATCAGTACCAAGAGCTTCAGCGTTATCAGTACGCATACCCTGACCTACGTTGTAGGTGGTTGCGTCAGTTGGTGAAGCTGCTGGATCTAATAGACCAGGATTGGTTCCCTGCTGAGCAGTTGTGCCAAGACCAACGGCACCATCAGTCCATCCTTGGGTTTGGGCAAAGGTTGAACCTTGACCTGAGAAAGCAGTATCTACTTCATTGTAGAATGCTTCAGCTCCGCTCTGGTTGTTATAACGTGAGCGCATTGCGAAGATTAGTCCGGTAGGACCATTCATTGGTTGAACGCCAGCGAGGTCATATGCGACCAAGTTAGGCATTGAACGACGAATTAAGCTAATTAGAACTGGATCAAAACCAGCAACTGGTGAACCAGCACCAGCAGAGAAACCTGGAGTTCCAGTGCTTGACTGTGTATTAACAGTAGGGGTTTCCATTAGGTTCTGAAGTGAACCTGTCTGGAAAGCAGTTTCTTCTCTTAAGAATTTTTCTTGGTTCTCTAGCAGGACTGCGGTTACTGCTCTTCTGTGTGAATCTTTGATTCTATCAAGACCTTCATAGTCTAGAAGAGGAGCCCACTTTTCCTGCAAGTGCTCTGAATTGAACATTTGCGTTTACCTCTTAAAAAGTGCGTTTGTTTTGTTTGAATAATATTGAATTCAATTCTTGCTGAATGCTGAAAGAGTCTTCAAGTAAGCAGCCATTGGTCCAGAAACGGATTCCTGAACTACGTCCACTCCTTCAGACAAAGTTTCAGTTTTAGCTGTTGGAGGAACTCTTTTTGAAGAAAAATAAGCTTCCTTCAAAATCTCCAATTTTTCACGATATTCTTCTTCACTTCCAAACTCAACACTTTCGGCAAGTGAAGCGAGCTTTTCTTTCTGAGAAAGTGCTAGACCCTCAGAAATTTGATCAAAGATCCCATCTGCAACCGACTCCGCGAGACGCTTGTTTAGGGAAACATTTTTCTCGATTTGCTCGTTGAGTTTTGTTTCCATTTCATCAAGTTTTTCTACCATGCTCTCAAGTACATCGTATTTATCTTCAGGGATTGATACATAATGATCTTCAAAAAGTCCTTTCAGACCTGACATAAATGATTCTGTAAGATCGCTCTTAACACCATTCTCAACTGATAGACGGTTTTCATTTAGCCATTCTTCAGAAACATACTCTAGATAGGAATCAATACGATCGGTAAGAGCTTCTTTGATTTCTTCTACTTCTTCAACCAGTCTTTGTTCGTATGCAATTTCCAAAGACTCTTTAATTTGGGTTACTTTTGATTTTAAAGCAGACTCAAATATAACTTTAGCCTTATCTTTGAATTCTTCGGAAAGATCTTCATTTTCAACTAGAGCAGTTACGTCTTCCTCAACGTCAAATTCAAAATCTTCTTCTAATTCTTCATCTTCATCAGTTTCGTCAGCTTCATCAGCTTCTTCAGCTACTACTTCTTCGTCAGCTTCGTCAGCTTCTTCAGCTACTACTTCTTCTTCGTATTCAGAATCTTCTGAAATTTCTTCATCAATAAGATCTTCATCTTCTAACTCATTATCTTCTTTAGTAACTTTCATTGCTTCGGCTGGCTTAGCATTTTTAGTCACTACGTCCTTTACTCTATCCAGCTTTGATTCTGGTGTTTTTAACTTTGCAGGACCTTCTGGATCATTTGTATAATCTTCAGGACGAGGGCCTCCAAGATCTTCCCAACCACCAGCACTTTGACCATCAGGAATACCTGTGGTTAAATGTGGCATTGGGTCCGCTGCTTTAGCATTAGCATTAACAGCGGTTTTGGATTGCTTTGTGCCTGCTTCCATTTCTTGTAGTTGTTTACCACGAGACATTTGAACTCTCCGATTAACCTTTATTTTAATCTATATTTATTTATAAATTATAAATTTGCCAAAAATTCGTTAAATAAATTTAACTTATGTTCTTCAAGCCTTCTTTGATCAACTAAGGTATTTATTTTACGCTTTGTCTGTTCGGCTAACTTTTCTCTAAGGATTCCTCCATCCCAAACCCACTCCTTTCCTTCCATAATTCCTTGAACAAAAGCATCTGGAGCAGATGGGTCGGCTACAATATCAGCAGCTGTTGCTAGCATAAAGTCTTCACCGACCTGGCTATAACCTTCTTTACATGGAATTAGTGAACCAATACCACGAGATGATACTCCTAAAGTTACTCCATCTTTCAAAAGAGATTCGGTAATTTTACCCATTGGAGTGGATAAGATTTGAGCCTTTCCTATGAAATTATTACCTTCACAGGTTAAAGAAACAATGTTATGAGAAACTCTGTCTAGATTTACTGTCGGACCATCTGGATGACCAAGTTCCCCAAGAGCTCTTCCCTTATTGACATAATTTTCAGTATATCTTCTCACTTCTTTTTCCATAATATTCATTGGATACATTCTTCCATTACGATTTACGCATTCGGCCTGTAAGAATGGTCCAGTGATGTAAAGCTTTGCTTGCTTTCCAACACCCTCAGTGATTACTTCTACCTTTTCGATTTCTTCTCTGATTAGTTTCATTTTAGGCGTTTCCTGATACTTGTACTTGGTGTAAATATAATGTTCCAGATGAGCCGGTGGTTTTTCCAGCTACTTTAAATACCTCACGCAATTCGCCATAAGAATTTGTTACTTCTCCTTGTGCCGAAGTATCTAAATCTAATGTTAATCTTGTTGAAAAATAACCATCATAACCAGCGGAACTATCAACAGAAGATACATAAGCAAAATTTGTATTAATACCCGAAGGAGAAATACCCGTAAGTTGAACTGTGTCTCCAGCTTCAAAAGGAGATCCAGTTCCAGATGGGAAATCAATAATTGTAGTAGAGCCTGTTGTAACTCCAACTACTTTTTGACATTTTACAGGACCAATACTTAGAGTAACGGATTCTCCAGATGCAACATAATAATTTGTGTTTGTCGCTGTCGGATTTGTACCAATAGCGACATGACATCCAGAATTTACAGATACTACTCTTAAAGTATCACTTTGTTTTACAATAACGTCAGATTGGGAACTAGTTCCACTTACCGAAAATGAAGATCCACTACCTACGGGTTTATGCGCCATTATTCTTATAATACACTTATTAGTTATTTATTCTATGTTATTATTCTACCTCTGTTTCGTGACCAAACATGGAAGCCGCAATTTCTGGTCTTAAGGATTCAATTTTTTCGACACCCTTTTTAAATAAGGCATTTTTAATTTCATCACTAATACTTGATGGTGATTCATCAGAAATAATCATATCTACAATGTTTTCCATTTTTCTTTTTTATAATTATGGTTTATTTATATCTCCCCACCTTTGGGAATTTCTGGCATAGATGCTGGGTTTATTTCACTATCTGCTGGAACTTGACCCATTTCTCCTTGTATATTGTCTCCTTCAATAGGAGCTCCAGTTTCTGGATCAATAGGTGCATTTGGATCTGGGATAATGCCTTCTTTTATTTCTTTTTTAATTAATATATCCTGTTCAACTATTTCTTCATCGGTTTGTCTTAGAATTTTTCTTCTTACATAATCTTGAGAGTAATATTTTCCAATATATGGTTCTGCGGTTGAAGCAAGACCCAACCTTTCGCTCAGCAATTCCGATTCTTTTAGCTCAGAGAAGTGATTATCGTATAAGAAATCATATTGAATATGTTGAGCCATTAACTCCCAATCTTCTGGAGTTACAATATTTTTCAAGATTAGCTGAGTTTTCAGCATATCATTAAACATATTTGAAAATCTTTTTCTCAATCTTCCAACAAACTTAGTAAATTTAAGTTCGTCTCTCAATATTTCTGATGAACGACCCAAATTAAAGCCACCTTCTCCATCTATTCTGGAAATCGGTACATTTAGTGATCGGTAAAGCTTTCTTTGAAAATAATTAATATCAGTTATCTCTCCAAGATTTTGACCACCAGGAAGTGTTGTGATTTCTGTCCCCCTACCACCTTCTCGACGAGGAAGCCAAAAATCTTCAAGCATACTCATGAATTTTTTATCATCTCTAATTTCGCCTGTAGAAGCATCGTATACCAGTTTGTTGCGATAACGCATCATAACATCACGAAGATATTGTTCTGCTTTTACTTTTGGTAGATTGCCCACATCAATGTAAAAAATTCTACGCTCTGGAGCACGAGACAATCTGTAGATAACAAGAGAGTCCTCAATCATGCGAAGTTGATTGAGTGACTTGATGGCTTTATTTAAATAAGAAAGAGTAATTCCTTTATTTCTATCAACTAATCCAGATGTGCAGTATGTGATAGC